CTTCGCTTCCGGTGAACATGAACTTTTTAAGGAGCCCAGCTAGTAGCCTTCGCGACCGGATATTATCGATCGTCAGGCTTTCGTCAGAGGAGGTGATACTCTGTAACCCCCAAATTTCAGACAGAAGCATAACCGCGTCCACATCTCGATCTCTAACTATTTGATCGACTAAGGCCGCATCTTCATGTCGTACAACACCAGCTGTAATGAGATCGCAAAGCAAGAAGGATAATACTTTCCAGGGATAATCCCTCGAAACTTGTACCCTAGCCCTTTGGGTCAGGGACTTCTGCTTTTGCACCTTGTTGCACTTGTTTGACCTAATTTTCATGGGTCTTCACCTTTTAAATGGTTTTACAAGATTAGGTCCCTTGGAAAGCCGCATAGCCAAATGGTAAAATCAACACACCACTCGAGCACGACAATCCAGGCGGACAGGATTTGGTCGAACATTAGACCATACCTCGCCGGATCAGTTCGAGGAACCAATCGGACGCGACAGCAGCAAGAAGCTTCTGTCGCAGGTGCTCAACAGAGGCATCAGTGACACCCACCGGCAAACTGGTGCTCACCTGAATAATCATAGGCGAGCGCGTGGTAGTCCCGTTAGGGGCATCCACAACAGAATCAACGGTGAATTTCAAAGCGGCCTTGTCGACCCCGTAAAACGTTGAGGTCGGTTTCGGAGGCGTCGCGTAGAGGGTCATCATATCCCTATCGAGGGACGAATGATTCTCCGCGATATACTCACCTCGGAAATCGCTTCTGCGAAGGTTGTCGTAAACTTCGTCGACGTTTGGCGTAGTGCCGTCATCCCCATCATCATTAACGGACAGGGTGATCTGGTTCAATTGAGTCATAATTGTACTCCTTTGCTTCCGGTTACCTGTACTGAGATCTCGTTGACAGCGGGTATCTCCCACCATACAATAAGTTCTTAGCCATAATAACCAAGTCAGTAAGTTTTGCGGTATTAATCCGCACATTCAACGTTGGCAGAATTGCCAACGCTGGGTCGGGCTCACGCGTTTTAGTCTCCTCGACTCGGGTAAAAGTTTTCCCCTGAGTCCCACCAACATCAACAGTGTAACGTTTGGTGCTGGTGTCAGAATCCTTAGTAGCGGTGAACCCACTTACAAGTGAAACTTGAGTTGTGACCACACTGGTCACTACCCAAGAGGCACGTGCCTTAAACCCCAGATTCGGAGTCCAGGCACTTAATGTGTCTGCGATGTTGAAGAACCACCCAAACACAAACGAGTAGGGGACGAGGTCAAGCGCCGATTCAGGCACTTTAGAAAAACCCCAAGGATCCATGTTGTCGAGATCGACATCACAGAGAACCCCTGCTCTACAAGTCACTTCAGTTGACACGGATCGAGCAACATTTGCATAGATCCCTGCCCACGGCTGATTGAAACTAGCTCCTACATTTATGGAGTCAGATCCAAAATCAAACGTGTCTGAAGCCGTTCCCCTAAAAGTCTGTCGAAGATCCTGGAATTCCTTTTGAAAGGCGTTCACAGCACCTCGGACATCATAATAAAGGGGGCGCCAGCCGTAGCGGATTTCCATCCACC